TTCTGGCATTGATAAACTGTCTTCTAACTCCTCGTAATTCTTCCAATGTCCTAAAAGAAAAACTTGTCCCTCTAAAGCGGCTAAATCTAGTTCTGACCAGCCAGTACCGCTGCCGCTATGAGGTTTGGGTCGTCCATCTTAATTCCTCCGCAAACTTCAAGGATTCTATTAATTGTTGGAACGTCCAATGCTTCTTCAAGCTTTTCGATGTCGGCAACTAGATCTGGCAGCTGAGTTTCTATTGCTACTCCGCATGCTTCAACCAAAATGCCAAGCGTTGCAGTTTCGTCTTCTGCTTCTTGTACTTTCTTAATTACTTCCATAAACTTTCGTAGTTGCTTGATTGATAACGGCTTTAGCTTTACTTTAGCTCCGTTTTGTAGTTCAATCTCTTCTACATCATATACTGTACTTGCCAATTTATCCTCCTTAAGGATCGTCTAAATTATTATAGCATAACCGTTATAAGGGTACAACAGCAAAGCCCCCAATTTCTTGGGGGCTTTGATATTAATTATTAATATAATTATACTGCTAGAACGCGGTCAATAATCTTACCGTATTCTGAACCATTGTGAGCTGCCTCACCTGATGGTAGAAGACGGAATGTTACTGGGAATGTTGTAGCTGCTGTACGAGCCAAAGAGAACTGTGACTGTTCAACAGATAGAACACGACGTGCATAGTATACACGCTCAGTTGCTGTTGCTTCTGCTGTTGGGCCTTGGCCAACTGCAATTAGCTGACGCTCTGTTGGAGCTGCGCCAAGTGCACCTGCTTCTAGCTTGAGAGTATCAGTTGCTGTTAAACCAGTTCCTGTTGACTCAAGTGAATTCTTCTTCTGTCCAAATACGGCAAGAACGTTCTCTAGAGTACCTTCTGCCATTTCTGTTGAAATTTGAACCTGCATTGCAGACTTAAATAGTTTAGCTGTGTCAAGCAGCTGATCAACAGTTACTGAATCGTATGTTGGCTGATAACTGATCTGAAGACCGTTATTTGTAAAACCTACGTTACGGTATGCTGCTGCAGTTACTCCACCATCTGCTGATGGTGTTGCTGCATTAAGAGTATCTGTGTAAGATGTTCCTGATGCAAATGCTGGTACTAGTGTAGATGGCTTTACTGATCCAACTGCTGCTGTTCCTGCGTTTGTAACTCCTGCTTCCATGCTTGTGTCGTAACCTGAAACTGTAGAATCGTCTACAGAAAGGAACAACGGTGATGCGCCTACGAGAATATTGCGGGCGTCTCCTGTGTTTTGTGCCATGTTGTGTTGCCTCCTGATTTCATGAAATTAATATATATATATGTGGCTGGCTAGGCCCTTTCCTCTAGTCTAATTTTACTCTACTAGAGTATAAAAGGCAAATTAGGCAAATCTTCCTTGGCCATTGGTTATTCTTGAATACTTTACCTCTAATATTACATCTGCTGCATAGAAGCCTTGTATCTCTTCTGATGGGGCTGTAGATGATATGTCTGCTATTTGGATGCTATGGAACTTGAATTTATCTGATAGCCCCGCCCATTTATTGACATCCCTTGCAGACTCATCCATTCTTCTAAACTCATCAGTTAGGAAGTTTCTTATCTCAACAATATCAAGGAGATCTGGTGAATAGAGGGTTAATAGGATTTGTTCGCAACATATCATCCAGTTGTTCTCATAAGACATTCCTATCTTGTCGTAGACTATGTGCTTCTTTCCGCTCAGGAATTGATTCATTTCTGGCTGTTGCTGAACTGGGACAATTGGTACAAGCGTCTCATTTAGATTGTCTGAGTAATAGTCTTCTTGATTAAATATATCAAGTGCTGTAAGTCTGCTCCACAGGAACTTTCTTATTTCAAACATCGCATCTAATTTATAATTAGCCATGTGCTAACCTCGCAAACGCTGCTGATGTTGCAGCCTCAGCTTCATTTGCCAATTGATTTGGCGAGAAGCTATATTTAACTGATTTAACTTGTGCTGGAACACCTAATGCTCTAGATAATGAGGAGTTAAAAAGCTTTTGGAATCCCGACTTTTTAATAGACATATTGACCAGTTGTCCAGTAAAGAAGTATCTATATGCGGCAAAGAAGGAGTTCTTAGTTGCTGCTCCGCCTGGTTTTCTAACGGTAACAGATTCTCCTTTTGGCATAAATACAGTATATCCATCGACTTCAAATACTAATCTCTCTGAAAATCTTGGAGCAATAATTACTGTTTTGCCCTGCTCCATTATTTCAGCCTTTTTAACAAAGACATGCTTATTGTTAGAATTTTCAGATGGTACAAAAGATTTGGAATCTATTAATTCATAATTAACTTTTAGGGATAGCCCATCTGCTGGAAGCTTTTTTAATTTAAATAGTCTAGCCTCATCTTGACCAGCTCTTCCCCATTCATAAACATGGTGAAAAGACTTTGGAGATGTTCTTGCTTTTGCATCTACATAGTCTCCAAAATCAACTTGAAGTTGATCAAAGATTACGCTTCTAAATGCTGATTGAAATTGAGAGTTAGATGCAAGCTTGGCCATGACATTTGTCTTATAGAATAAAGCTGCAGATATCTGAGCAACAGTGCTATCTTTTATTGCACCACTCATTGGCTTATTAGACATCAAGTTAACTAATCCGCTTGCTGCTTTAATTGCTAAAATTTCAGATGCCAATTTGCTGATTCTCCGCTCTTTGTAGTGATGAGTTATATCCAACTACATTTCCAAATGGATCTGCTATTGGGGTTGTTCCTATCACATCAAATACAGTATCTGTATCACTTGGGTAATTTAATTCATACCAGATTGCGTTGCCATTGGCATCAATAATGTTTTTAATTTTATCTCTGGCAGTTAGTCTATCAGATGTTCTTACTTCTATATATTGGTTATTTGAATACTTGTTTGAAAACTTTTGGTTATCATTAGACCTATTGCGGCTTTCTGTAATAACTCCTCTGGCATAACAATCTATTGTTTTTATATAAGAGAATTCTCTAACCATTGCACCAGTGTTTGGATCCTGCCGTTCTGATTGACGGTAGACATCCATTTTCATGGTCATTAAACCATCAACCACGTCAAACATTACACCAATACCATTTGTGTTATAACATAGTCTGCTAGAAGTTTATCTGCGTAAGAAGATCCTGTTCCGCTGAAAGCTTCAGAAGAATACTCAAAGTCCCAGTCTGTTGTAGATATCTTCTTAACATATCTGTCTCGCCATACACGGTCTTTGGCAAAGTACATCTTCATTAGCTCTACAGTTGCGTCACGTACTTCATTTGGAACATAGTCCCAGCCAAATCGTGCATATACTGTGTAGTGCTTTGATCTTCTAAATATATTTGGTGATGCGTCATTAATTGAAGGAGGCACCATTCCATTTGCAATGTATACATCATTATCAAGATACGAAGCCTGGTTTACTTTTATTCCAAATCCGCTAACAGTATTTTCAACAACTAAGCCTAGGTTATTTACATTGTTTATTTTGTCTACTAATAGCTGATCATTAGCATATAGAGTGTGTAGACGATTAACCTTTTTTGTTAGTGGCAGTGTGTCTGAGTCATTTCCTATTGAATAATAATGATCATCATGCAGGTAAAATTTTTGTCCAGTATGTCCTTCAATTATATTTCTGGCATATCTTTCTGCCAACTTTAGCTCTTGATAAGTTTTATGGTTTGGATCATTTGCGTCTGATCCAAGTCCCATCTCTTGTGCTGCTTCTTGTATATCAACATAGGGTGCAACAACATCAAGGTAAGTTGTATTGGAATACGCTACAGAGTCATACTGCCAGTCCCAGACCAGCTTAAACTTTCTAGTTCTTGCTGTGTGCTGTGCTGGAAGGTAAACATTAAATGAACCCAAGTCGACTTCATTTGCTTCTGCTGTGACGGTAGCAACGATTGATGAGGGGCTAATCTGTGGAGAGATAACTGGATCGCCAGTTATATCGTAAAATTTTACAACTACTGAGGAGCTAGGCGTGATAGCCTCACCTTTTACGTAAAGCTTTGTTGTTGCTGCCGTGCTTGTGTTTTGGTATATCTCTGCCATGTGTTAGGCTTAGTTGTAGTACTCCTGTACTTCTCTAGGTGTAGCCAATCTAAACCCTTCCTCCTTATCAAAAATTTCTTGAGCCACTTCTGGCTTCATTGCTACAAATGGATGCTCAATTGTAAAAGTAAATCCAAGTGCGTCATATCTGTAGTTTGGTCTATCCATCTTTACAAGAACCATATCTTCATCAAGCTTTTGATTTGGATCTAGTCTAGGAAGAATTTCATCTGCGTCTTCTTTTGCGTTCTCTATGTTTTTAAGTGTACCTTGATAGACTGACCAGGTTACTCCTTCTTCTGAAAGTGATGCAATAATATCTGCTTTGTTTTTTAGGCCATCCACGTCAACTGCGAAGTCCGCTGCTAATGTTTTTAGTTCCTTGACCTTTAGTGTGTCAAATGACATATATATACTCCTTTGGTATGTATACAAATTATAGCACTATAAAATTAAAATGAAAAGCCCCTAAAATTAATTAGGGGCCTTTCCAGCAAGTTATTTCTTAAATTAAGAAGCAACCTTAACGTCTTTAACGACAACCCATGCGTCTGCCTGCTCAATTTGGGTACCCACGCGAGTATACATTGTATATTCGATTGAGTCCTTCTTTGGCCAGAAGAAGCGGTAAACAGTTACATCGCGCTTGATACCAATAACAACGTTATTTGGGAATGTCAAGTGGACGTCTCCGTGCTCTCCTGTTGGTGTTGCATATGATCCTACCTGAGTTTCCTTAAGTAGTGGAACTTCAACAATTGGAATACCAAATGCGAATGGTGCAACATATCCTGCTGGACCACCT